TTTGATTTGAAATTTTTATAAAAGTTTTTAGAAATAAATAATGCTTATATAATTTGTATAAATAGCTAAAAACTGATTAATAAAACTAAGGCATAACTAAGGCTATTTGTAGGTAATTAAAGGGCGACCAGCTATATATTTTCTGTTGTATTATTGCAACATCTGGTGACAATTATATCACTATAGAATATGCAATTAAGGGTTGAATTATCTGGTGCAATCGCTGGTTGTGTGAGGGTTTAAATCATATCTTATATGTGGTAAATATATCACTATGTGTTGTAAACTAGCAACACCTTAAGATACACCTATAGATTGTAAAAGATATGTCAGTATTGCTTACCTATATTTGTAGTTTAGATTGATTCTAATTCGCAAGGGGTAGCCGATGTGCCATGGGGGGGTGTGGGGGTATGTATATAGTGCTTATACAAAATGAAAGACTTTTGAGTGTAAACTAGATAAGGTCGCCCTGCTATAAAGATTAGCTAGGGGGTTGCTATATAGCTGGACTGACCCAGATAGACTTAGATGCTTCACCCCCTGGAGGGTAACTACTTATATTATACACCCTCTTCTGCATTTGTCAACTCTAATTAGAAATATATTTAATTTGTGTTGTCAACTAGCTGTAAACTTGTTATAATGATTAATATGAATAGTAACTTCCTACCTACCAATCAAGATAAGAAAAGAAAATTAACAGAACAACAAGAAACATTCTTAGCATCGTTATCAACAACAGCCAAAGGAGATATAAACCTAGCATTACAAGAAGCAGGTTATTCTCCAACATCTAAATCTAAAGTAATAGATTCCTTAAAGGATGAGATTGTAGATGTCGCCACAAAGATTCTAGCTAAGTCTGCACCACGAGCCAGTCAGAAACTTGTAGAGATATTGGAGAGTGATGACCCCATACCACAAGTGAATGCTAAACTCCAAGCAGCCCAAACCTTGTTAGACAGAGTGGGTGTTGCTAAAAGAGATAAGGTGGATGTTAGTCATACAGTATCATCAGGTATATTTATTATACCACAAAAAGAAGAATTAATAGATGTAACAGCAGAAGAGGTAATCGATGAGAAGGAATAGTTCGACAATCCCTTTTGGTTATAAGTTAGCAAGTGATGATAAGACTTTAGTTCCAGTAGCTAAAGAAATAGAATCATTAAATGAAATGAAAGATGGTGTTAAGTCAGGTGCTTTTAGTTTAAGAGGAGCAGTAGATATATTAGAACATCAAACAGGTCGTAAGCTATCAGCCATGGGGTTAAAGAAGATAATGGATAAAGATACTCCAGAACCAATTAAAGAACAACCAAAAGGTTTACTAGCTAGAGATGACAAAGAGACAATATAATTATAGCTTTGAACATAAAGCTAAGTTAGCTTCTAGAAAGTTAGTTAAAGAAAAAGAAAAAGAAATAGCAAAATTAAAAAAGAACTTGGAGAATAAGACCAGAAGACTCCGAGATAAAAAGGAAGCACTAAAGGTAGTACAGAATGGCGAGACGAATAAAGAAACGAAGAAAGGTATGGTCATCGAAGAAGACAAGCTTGATAACCTTCCTAACCCTGTTAAAGAACTCCTTCAAGAAGAAAAAGAACGAATAGCATTTAAACCTAATACAGGTCCACAAACACAATTTTTAGCAGCACCAGAACAAGATGTATTGTATGGTGGTGCAGCAGGTGGAGGTAAGTCATACGCAATGTTAGTTGACCCTCTACGATTTATGCACATCAAAGAACATAGAGCATTACTATTAAGAAAGTCAATGCCTGAACTTAGAGAATTAATAGACAAGTCTAGAGAGTTGTACCCTAAAGCATTTCAAGGTGCAAAGTTTAGAGAGGTTGAAAAGATTTGGAAATTTCCTTCAGGAGCTTCATTGGAGTTTGGTTACCTTGATAGAGATGCTGATGTATATAGATACCAAGGTCAATCGTACACCTGGATAGGGATTGACGAGCTAACACAGTATCCTACAGAATTCCCACTTCAATACTTGCAATCACGATTGAGAACAACTAATAATGCAATACAATGCTACATTCGGTGTACTGCAAACCCAGGAGGAGTGGGAGGTAACTGGGTCAAAAAAAGGTATCTAGACCCAGCACCACCTAATGAATCCTTTACTGGTAAAGATAAGATAACAAGAAAGTTTATTCCTGCTAGTCTACAAGACAATCCTTATCTAAATGATGATGGTAAATATGAACAGATGCTTCAATCATTACCACCAACACAAAGAAGACAACTACTAGATGGTAACTGGGATGTTTCCGAAGGAGCTGCTTTTACAGAATTTGAATATGATAAACATACAATAGCTCCATATGAATTACCTAAACATTGGACTAGAGTAAAAGGAATTGACTATGGTTATGCAGCAGAGTCAGCAGTTGTATGGGGAGCAATAGACCCACAAGATGAAACATTAATTATTTATAGAGAACTATATCAAAAAGGATTAACAGGAGAAGAGTTAGCTTTAAGAATATTTGAGTTTGAAAGAGAAGATAAACTATCTGTTCCTGGGGTGTTAGATACAGCAGCATGGGCAAGAACAGGAACTACTGGTCCAACTGTCGGAGAAACATTAACAAGGGCAGGACATAAGCTTAGAAGAGCAGATAAGAATAGAATTCAGGGCAAGATACAAATACATGAAAGATTAAAATTAAACTCCCAAGGGAGACCAAAGCTTCAGCTATTTCGTACTTGTCCGAATATAATAAGAGAATTACAATCAATACCTATTGATAAAACAAAACCAGAAGATGTCGATACTAAAGCATCAGACCATGCTTATGATGCACTTAGATATTTAATTATGTCTAGACCTAGAAGTATTACAGCTTATGAAAATATGCAACAACATAAAAGATGGATACCATCTGACCCAACCTTCGGATACTAATATGCCTTTATATACTTTTAGAAATAAAAATACTGACGAACAATATGATGAAGTAATGTCATATGAAGAATTACAAGAATACTTAAAACAAGAAGATATAGAACAAGTATTTAAAATGAATATATTTAGATACTCTGATAATAATGGAATTAAAGACCAAGAACATTCATGGTTAAAAGACCCTAAGATAGAAGGTAATGGAAGATTTAAACCTTATGGTAAGGTTAAAACAGAACAAGATAATCATAATCATAAGGTTATAAAACAAAAGAAACACTTTGGGGAAAAGATATGACAAAGAAAAAGATACAATTAAATACTAGAGCTACTAGAGAAATAGATAAGTACCCTATGGTTGCTGTATACTGGCTTGATATTTGCTCGGATAGCTCCTGGCAATCGATGGAGGGATGTAAGAAAGCAAAGCTACCAACTTGTGTAACTCATGGTCATTTACTTACACAAGCTAAAGGAGTTACTAGAGTATTTGGAGATTATTCACTATCAGATTCTGAGGATGGTAAGATTGAAGAGATAGGAAATACTACAATTATACCCAATAGTGTTATCATAGAAATTAAGAAAATAGTTGACAAGTCGAAGAAATAAGTGTATTATTATACTTACTAATAAAATTTAAGTAATTAATAGGAATTGTATGGCAGTTGATGAGACTATGAATTCAGCAATGGATGAAGAAGAAAATTTAGAAGAATTAGAATCTTTAGTAATTGACATTAATTCTAAATTTCAATCTTGTACTGATAAGAGAAGTGACGATGAAGATAGATGGTTACAAGCTTATCATAATTATCGTGGCAAGTATTATAAAAATATTCATTTTACTGAACATGAAAAGTCAAGAGTATTTGTTAAAGTTACTAAAACAAAAGTTCTAGCAGCTTATGGACAAATCATAGATGTATTATTTGGTACAGGAAAATTTCCATTAACAATTGAAGAGACTGTTGTACCTGAAGGTATAGATGAATATGCACACATGAATCCTATGAAGGAGGAAATGGGTGTTGACCAAATAGAACCTCAAATAGAAGGTAACTTAGATTACAACCCTCAATCATCACAAGAAGAAATGGGTGATAATGGTGGATTAGGTTTTCCAGGTGATGGAAATGATTTACCACCAGGAGCTACATTTAATAATTTAGGTGGAGTTAACTTAGGTGGACTACAAGAAGAATTTGAAGAAGCAGATTTATCTTCAGGACCATCTCCAGTTCCTGAGATGCCACAAATTAAACCTGCACAAATTGCAGCAAGAAGATTACATAAATTAATTGAAGACCAACTAGATGAATCAGATGCTAATGTTGCATTACGAAGTGCAATATTTGAATCTTGTTTATTAGGTACAGGAATTATAAAAGGACCTTTTACTTATAACAAAACTTTACATAAATATTCTAATGCTGGTAATGGTAGAGAATATCAAGCTGAACAAGTTAAAGTTCCTAAAGTAGAATTTGTTAGCATATGGGATTTTTACCCAGACCCTAATGCTAGAAACATGGAAGAAGCAGAATATGTTATTCAAAGACATAGATTAAATAGACATCAGTTTAAAGATTTATTAAATAGACCTTACTTCAATAAAGAAGCTATTTATAAATGTTTAGAGATGGGTCCAAAGTATGATAAGAAAAGTTGGGAAACATCTATTGATGCAGAAAATAATTCATATGGAGATTTAGAATCTAATAGATACGAAGTATTAGAATACTGGGGAACTATAGATGCAATGTCTGCTAGAGAACAAGGTTTAGATATTGATGAAGAGATAGAAGATTTTGAAGAAGTTCAAGTTAATATTTGGACTACTAATGGAAAAGTAATTAGAATAGTAGAAAATCCTTTTACTCCATTTAGAATACCTTATCAATCTTTTTCTTATGAAACAAATCCTTATCAATTCTTTGGTATAGGTGTTCCAGAAAATATGGATGATGCACAAGCTATTATGAATGGTCATGCAAGAATGGCAATTGATAACTTAGCATTAGCAGGTAACTTAGTTTTTGATATTGATGAATCAGCTTTGGTTCAAAATCAAAATATGGAAGTTTACCCAGGAAAGATTTTTAAAAGACAAGCTGGAGTTCCAGGTCAAGCAATTTATGGAATTAAGTTTCCTAATACTGCAAATGAAAATATGCAGATGTTTGATAAGTTTAGACAACTTGCAGATGAATCAACAGGTATACCTTCTTACTCACATGGTCAAACAGGAGTAACAGGTATGACTAGAACAGCATCAGGTATGTCAATGCTTATGGGTGCTGCATCTTTAAATATTAAAACAGTCATTAAAAATATTGATGACAGCTTAATTAAACCTTTAGGAGAATCTATGTTCCAATGGAATATGCAATTCTATGAAGGTGATTTACCAATCATGGGTGACTTTGAAATTAAAGCAACAGGTAGTTCTTCTTTAATGAGAAAAGAAGTTAGGTCTCAAAGACTTACTATGTTCTTACAAACAATTCAAAATCCATCTATTGCTCCATTCGTTAGAATATCAGAAGTTATAAAAGAGTTAGCATACTCTCTAGATTTAGACCCTGATGAAATAATTAATTCTAAAGATGAAGCAGAAATTTATGCTAAAATTATAGGATATCAAAATGCTCAACAAGGAACTAGCCAAGAAGCTCCTATCCCTGGTCAACAGCCAGGAATGGAAACACCTGGAGGAGTACCTGAACAAGGTGCAGAACCAAACAACTCAGGAAATGGCGAGGGGATTGACCCAACAAACAATCCAGCAATGCCAGGGGAGATGGCTTTTTCTGGACAGGTTGAAGAACCTGCCTAGTCAAGTTAGAGAAATACTAAAAGATAGTGTTGACTAAACACTTTTCTATTGTTATAATAAACAAACAAGGATAAAAATTATGTACTATAAGAAGAAAAAACCTAGAAATATGGCAACAGGTGGACTTATGTCTCAACCTCCATTCATTGCTAAACAGGATGAAGAAGATAATGGTATTAATCCATATGATGTAAATACTCCTGAATCAGCAAGACAAGGTTTACCTTCTAGACTTTTATCTAAGAAAAGAACAAGATTTAATAAAGGTGGAATAATGGATAGAGAAAATTATAATAAAGGTGATATTGCTATGTTAAAAAGAGTAGACCCTAATGATTTTCCTACTGATGAAGATAGAGACCCTGATGATGGATACCCATTACCAGGTAGTACTCTGGCAAAAGGAATTAAAGACCAATTAATTGATAAACAAATTAATAAATTAGAATTACAAAAAGAAGTTACTGAACCAAGCGAACATAAAAATATAGATAATCAAATTCAAAAATTAGAATCTATGAAAACTAAAGTTAAAGCAGCAACAGGTGGTTATATGGATGAAAACCAAATAGCAGAAGAAACACCATTAGCTTTAAGTATTGGTGGTTCTGTTGAAAAAGAAAGAAAAGATTATCAAGCATATGCTGAAGGTGATATAGTTGAAGATGAATCTTTACTAGCACCTATGGGTATGGAAGATGATACTATGATGGCAGAAACTGATATGGAAATGGAAGCTGAAGATGATATGGATTATGATTCAATATTAGATACATCAGCATTATCAGAAGAAGAAGAAACAGTATTAGATGAAGCTATAGAAATGCATCCAGAGTTAGAAGCAATTTTACCTAAGTTAGTTGCAACAGAATTTACAGAAGATGAATTAGTAGAAGGACCAGGAGATGGAACTTCAGATTCAATTCCAGCACTTTTATCAGATGGAGAATTTGTATTTACAGCCAAAGCAGTTAAGAATATTGGTGTAGACAGATTAAGAAAGATGATGAAATCAGCAGAAGAAAGTTATGATGCTGGACAAGTAAGCCAAGAAGAAAATGCTGAAATGTCAGCAGAAGATTCTTTATTGGCATAACAGAATTTTTAGAGTGGTACTCTAAAGATAAACAAGCTACCTTATATTTATATAAGCCCTTGTAGCTTTGTTTTCAATCAATAACCAAAATTTAGCTACCTTCACAGTTAAAGAAGCCCTAAAGGAGGACACATGAAAGAAGACGAAGGACAAACTAAGGAAGTCGAAGCGAATCCTTATAACAGAAATAAGTCATGGCATACAGAAGATGTAATGCCAACAGATTTTGTTTCTGCAGATAATGGACCAGCAGATGCCAACACCGACCCTAGAGGTTATGTTAGAGAAGCTACTGACAGCAATGTCAACCCTGATACTAACTCAACTTTAGATTCGGCTACTTCGGATAAGTCTTTACAAGAATCAGCACTTAATGTTGCTGATGCTAAACCTTATCAAAAAGTTGACTACAAAAAAAGATATGACGACCTAAAACGATATTATGATAGGAAGTTAGGTGATTGGAATGCCAAAGAAGGAGACCTTAAAGCACAGCTTCAAGCGAACCGACCAAAGTATACTCCACCAAAATCTGAAGAAGAATTAAAAGTCTTCAAAGAGGAATACCCTGACATATATGGAGTTGTGGAAACTGTATCTCACTTGCAATCTCGTAATGAGATGACAAGCTTACAAGAGGAAGTTGAAGCTCTTAAGAAAAAGAATGATTCTTTGGCAGCTCGTGAAGCTCAATTAGAGTTATCGAAATACCATCCAGACTTTAATGATATTAAAGAATCGGATGACTTTCATAGCTGGGCAGATGAACAACCAATGGAAATTAAATCTTGGATTTATGAGAACAACAACAATGGTAAACTTGCAGCAAGAGCAGTCGACCTGTATAAGAAAGACCGAGGACTTGGATTAGATAAAAAAACTACTACTGAAAGAAGGCAATCTTCTGAAGGTGCTGATTTGCTAGTTAAAACTAGAGAACAAGTTGGAGAACCTACTGATAGAAAACCTACTTTCAAATCATCGGATATTAGAAAAATGTCTGATGATGAGTTTATGCGATATGAAAAAGATATTGCTATGGCTCAAAAAGAAGGTAGATTTGTTCAAGACGAATAAATTTATTTTCATTTTTATCAACAAGTAAACAAATAAGGAAAATAATTATGGCACACTTTCAAGGTGGAAATACATTAAACTTTGTTGCTGGTGGAGTACAAGCGAACCAATTTTGGGTTCCTGAAATCTACAGTAAGAAAGTACAAATTGCTTTAAGAAAAGCATCAACAGTCGAAGCAATCTGTAATACAGATTACATGGGCGAAATCAAATCATATGGTGATACAGTTAATATCGTTAAAGAACCTCAAATAGCTACAGCAGCTTACACTAGAGGTTTAGCAACACCAGCAACAGCTCTAACTGATGCTGAATTGGTATTAGTAATTGACAAAGCTAATTACTTTAGCTTCCAAGTAGATTCTTTAGAGAAAAAATTTGGACATATTAACTTCCCTGAAGTCGCATCTAATAACGCAGCTTATCAATTAAAAGATGCTATGGATGTAGAAGTTCTAGATAATATGTATGATGAAGCTATTGCAGCTACAGCAGTTCTAACACCAGCAGGTAATGCAGCTAAAGCAGCTATCTTTGGTTCAGTTGCAGCTCCGATTGATATTGGACACGCAGCAGGTGAAGTAGACCCTCTTAACTTTATGAGTTCAGCAGCTCAAGTTATGGATGAAAACAACAACCCTGAAGATAACAGATGGTTTGTTGCAGCTCCTAGCTTTTATAACCAATTAGCAGATACTTCTTCTAAACTTTTATCGATTGATTACAATGCAGGTAAAGGTTCTTTAAGAAATGGTCTTGTAGCTTCTGGTTTAGTTAGAGGATTTGCTATGTACAAATCTCTTAATACTCTATCTCAAGTAGTTGGTGGTGCAGGTGCTGCACAACCTTCTGTTTTATTTGGTCATATGAGAAGTACATCATGTGCATCAGCAATGAACACAGTTGAGTCTTTTAGAAGTCCTACTACATTTGCAGACCAAGTAAGAGGTCTTCATGTATATGGAAGAAAAGTACTTAATACTGCATCAGTTGGTGCTGGTATTATTAAAATAGACTAATCAATAATTAAATGTTAGGGGGAGCAATCCCCCTTTCATTAACTTAAAGGAAATATATAATGAAATTAAAAGAACATATACCCCACATTATAGCAGAACATAAAAAAGCAATAGCAGTAGCTGTTGTAATATTAATTATTGCAATAATTATATAAGGAAATAATATGCCAGGATATGGAATGAAAAAAAAGCCAATGATGAAACATGGTGGAAAAGTTAAAAGAAAAAATTATGGACATGGTGGTGGTGCTATGGTTATCACTATTAGTAAAGTAAAAAATAAAGATAAAAAGAATTATAAGAAGAAGTAAGAATTATGGGATTAATGTCATCTCCTGCATGGACAAGGAAAGAAGGCAAAAACCCTAAAGGTGGTTTAAATGCTAAAGGTAGAGCATCTTACAATAAAGGTAAAACTAAAACAGGTAAGAAAAGAAATCTTAAAGCACCTAGTAAAGTTAAGGGAAACAAAAGAAGAAAAAGCTTTTGTGCAAGAATGAAAGGAATGAAAAAGAAATTGACTTCCAAGAAAACTGCTAGAGACCCTAACTCAAGAATTAACAAATCATTAAGGGCATGGAACTGTTAAATGGCAAAAGATTATAAAACATTCGTAAATGAATTATTAGTAGAATTAAATGAACCAGAAGTTACAACAGTAGCTACTGGAGTAGGTATACAAAAACAAGTAGCTAATGTAGTTAACAGAGCTTACTTTGATATTGTTGATGCTGTTGATGATTGGTCATGGTTAAGTTCAGATGTACCTGATGACCCTTATTATGGAAATACAATTGTACCAACAGTTGCAGGTCAAAGATTTTATTTATTAAAAGCTGGGTCAGCTAATATTGATACAGACTTTGATTCAGTAAACTGGGATATGTTTACTTTAGTAGATACAAATGCTCCATTTACAATTAATAAATTACCTTTTACAACTCTAACTACTTGGAGAAGTAATTATGCACAATCGGAAGAAGCTGCAGCTAGAACAAATACTTATGCAACTCCAGTAAGAGTTATAAGAAGTTCAGATGGTAGAAGATTTGGATTATCTCCTATACCAGATAAAGTTTATAATATTCATTTCTTTGCTTATAATAGACCTACTGCTTTAGTAGCAGATACAGATACAGTTTTATTCCCAGAACAATACAAACCAGTTTTACTAGCAAGAGCTAGATATTATTTATATCAGTTTAAAGATAACATTGCACAATCGCAATTAGCTTTAGATGAATATAAAAAAGGATTACAAAATATGGCTGATAATTTAAATTCACCACAGCCACAATATATGTCAGATGTAAGGTTTACTTACTTACTACCATAGGATAATAAATTATGCCAACACAAGGAGCTTCAATTACTGTTGCAGGAGGTTTGGATTTAGTATCAAGCTCTCATGCTTTGTTTCGAACTCCAGGTGCTGCAACTATATTAGAAAATTTTGAATCATCTACAACAGGTGGTTATAGAAGAATTAATGGTTATACTAAATGGGGTGGTGCTAGTGCAGCAGTACCTTCAGGTTCTCAACTAGATGCAATAACAGGATTGATACCTTATGCAGGTGGAGTTGTTGCTTGTCAAGGTACAGGAATATTTTGGTCAGATGATGGTATTACTTGGCTTCAAATTAATAAAGATACTTATGTAACTAAAACAGGAACAGTAGCAGTTAATGCAGGTTCAGCAACAGTTACAGGAACTGGTACAGCATTTACAACTGAGTTTGCTGTTAATGATAGAATACAAATTAACTCTATTAATTATAGAGTATTATCAATTACAAGTAATACAGTATTAACATTAGATAGTAATGTACAAACAACAGCTTCAAGTCAAGCTGTAAAAAAAAGTGGTATACTTGCTGCAGCTTTATCTGGTGCAACAACTATAGCTAGAAGTAATCAATCAAATAATCAATTTGCTACATTTGAATCAGATGGTGCTTATGGTAGTTTATATATTACTGATGGTACTAATAAAATAGCAGAGTTTCAAATAACAGTATCAAGTGGAGTTAACACTTATTACTTTGAAGAACTGGCTTCTCCAGCTCCTTCCAATCCTAAGATATGTGAAATATTTTCTGAAAGATTAGTCGTAGCAGGACAAACATCTTCAACAAGTACAGTAGTTTATAGTTCTAGATTAAAGCCATATGACTTTGAAGGTTCCTCTGCAGGTGAGATAGATGTTGGAGATATCATTGTAGGTATAAAAGTATTTAGAAATAGCTTAATTATATTTTGTAAAAATAGTATCTTTGAGTTGACAAGTCTTGATTCTACCCCTATAATTAAGTCTATAACCAAAAATATAGGTTGTGTAAATGGAAATTCAATTCAGGAGATAGGTGGAGATTTAATCTTCTTAGCACCTGATGGATTAAGAACAGTTGCTGGTACAGCGAGAATTGATGATGTTGAAATAGGTTCTATTAGTAGAAAAATTTTACCTTTAATAAACAATCTATTAAAAAATATTCAACAATATACTATCTCTAGTATGGTTATTAGAGAAAGAAGTCAATACAGATTATTTTATCATAAGTCTGGTCAAGCTCAATCAGGACAATTAGGAATTATAGGAACTTTTAAATTTGATTCAAATGGAGTTCCTGCTTTTGAGTGGAGTGAAACAAAAGGAATGGAATTAAAATTTTGTTCTTCAGAATTAAATCCTCAAAACGAAGAAGTTAAATTTGGTGCAAATGATACTGGTTATATTTATGAAATAGATACTGGTAATAATTTTGATGCAGCAAATATAAGTGCAAGATTTCAAACACCAGATATGGATTATGGTGATAATGGTTTAAGAAAAAGTTTATATAAAGTTAAAACTAATATTGAACCTGAAGGTACACAAAACAATTTAAAGTTAAGAATTAGATATGACTTTGATAATTCTGAAGTTCCTCAACCAGGAGAATTTTCAGTTGGTAATTTAAGTAGTGCTTCTCTCTTTGGACAAGCTACTGCTTTATTTGGCTCTGCTTTTTTTGGAGCAACAACACTACCGAGTAAAAGTGTTTTAGTAACAGGAAGTGGATTTTCAAATAGTTTTAGATTTTTTACTAATGACACAGATGCAGCATATTCAGTTAATGGAATGTTTGTATCTTTTATAGCAGGAGGAAGAAGATAATATGGCAGGTTATGTAAGACAAAGTACAATAGCAGATGGTAATACAATTGATGCATCATTGTTTAATAATGAATTTGATGCACTCTTAGCAGCATTTGTAAATACTACAGGACATAAACATGATGGTACTGCAGCT